CGCGCTTGCCGGTCAGGGTCGTGCGAACGAGCTTGCCGAGCAGACTGCGCACGGGCACGTCTTCGCCGGCCAGCATCACGGGCGCGCACAGCAGGTATTCGGTCATCTCGGCGCCGCGCCGCGTCACCGTGTACTGGTAGTTCTCCTGGAGGAGGCCTACCGCCTTGTCGATCACTTCCTGCCGGCGTGCGGACAGCTCCTCCCAGCCGACCGGGTGGCTCGTGTGGCTGATGCTGGTCAGCAGGCGGAATTCGGTCTGCAGGCTCTGGCCGGAAAACATCGTGAAGGCGATCGAGCGTTCGAGCCGCTTGATAAGCGTCGACTTGCCGGCGCCCTTGTCGGCCTGCACGGTGATGTGCGGCCAGAAGCCGAGTATCGCTTTCAGGTGGCCGCCGAGCGCCCACACGAGCGGGACGGCCGCTGCGTTCTCCCTGAAAGTCTGCTGGTACGCGGTGATGACGCGCCGCGCATCACTGCGCGCACCGCTCGGAAAGGTCAGGTTGTGATACGGGCATTGCTTTTCGGCGTCGGTGAAATAGCAGTCAGGGCCTTCGTTGACCGTGAGGGCGCCGTCGCGCCAGGCGAGCCCGACGAAGTTCGCCGCGTTGCGCGCGCCGAGGTCGGCCGTGCGTTCCAGTATCGACACCATGCGGGAGAACTCGGCCGGCTTCCAGATCGGGCCGAATTTGAGCCAGTGCGTGTTGTTGTGGAGCTGGTCATCGAGCATCACCTTGCGCGTGAGCTTCGCGCCGTGGCGCGGGGTCTGCACGCTCGCGGCAAAGTAGACGCTTGGAGACTGGTCGGCGTCGCCGGTCATCGTCGACGATGCGCTCGCCACCGAGACGCGCGACAGCGAGGCGATACGAAAGCCGCAGAGGTCGGCATATGTGGGCGTTTCGACTTCCGAGTCGTCTTTCTTTTCCGACCTGACGATATAGCGCGTGAAATCTTGGGTCGGCCGGAAACGCCAGTATTGCGCGAAGTCGTGTGAGGGCAGGAACACGCGCCGCTTGCCGCGCGCGGTGGCGTCGCCTGGCATGCCGGCGATGAGCCACGGCTCGAACGTGTCGAGCGCCTTCGCGAGCGCCGGCGCGCCGCGCAGCTTCAGGAAATCATTCACGTCATTGATAAGCGCCGTCTTTTTCGCACCGTCCGCGAGGTCTTGCACCCACTCCGACTGGTCGACCATCATCGCCGAGATGTTGAGGGCGGTCAGGCGTTCATAAAGTGTCCAGCCGGCTTCCGGACCGGGGCGTTGCCCCGCGCGCGGCTTGCCTTCGGCGATCGGTTCGTCGTTGTCCATGCAGATCACGACCTGTTTGCCGATCAGAAACGAAAAATCGATGTTCGCCGCATTGCCGATGCCGCGAATCGAATAGGCGGCCGTCGCCGGGATATCGCACGAGTCGATCGAGAGGGCATTGATCGAGCTTTCGACGAGCACGACCCGTTTCGCCCGGTCGAGTTTGCGCGGGTCGGCCGTCCAGCCGAGGCCGTCCTTTTCGCCCTGCGTCTGCGTCTTGACGTCGCCATTGATGGCGGGGTCGATGAACCGCATATCCACTGCGACGACTTCGGCGCCAGCGATCTGGCGAACGATGAACGCGGCCGAGGGGCCGCAATGACCAACTTCGCCGGGTTTCTTCGTCGGGTTGGTGTAGTCGTTAAAGCCGAGCGTCTTTGCCTTGATCGCCGCTGTGATGGCCGCGTCGCTGATGCCGCGCCCGGTGAGGTATTCGCGCACCCTCTCGGCTTCCCTGAGCGAACGGTCGGCGATGTAGTCGAATTTCGATTTCTCACGCGCTGGCGCCGCGCTGGCCGGCGTGTCGTAGGGGATGCCGAACGCGTCGTGCAGATACTTCATTGCGTCCGACACGGTGCAGCCCTGAACGTGCATCACGAGATCGATGCACGAGCCCCGGGCGTCGCCGCTATGGTCTTTCCAGCCCGTGCCGTGCTTGGGGTGTCCCTGATAGATCGAAAGGGAGGGGTGCTTGTCGGGGTGATGCGGCGAGTGATAAAGCGCCTTGTCGCCGCCTTTGCCCTGCTTCAGGCCGAGCCGGTCGGCGAGCTGGTGTAGGTCGATGCGGCGCTTGAGTTCGTCGATTGAGGCCATGTTTTCAGAATCGCAGGCGTGAGTTTTCCCGGCCGCAGCTCACAGGGAGGTGCGGCGGGGCTTCGGTTGAATTGGGGGGTTACTGCGAGGTCTGCGGGGTGTCGGCTACGCCGCTAGCGAGCATGTCTCGCGTGCTCGGTACTGGCAGACTGGCGAGGGCTGGCGTCTTGACCAGATCGAGCAGCTCGGCGACCGTGAAAACGCGTATGCGTGCGGTGCGCGGTTCACGGATAAAGACCGCGTGGCTCGTGGTGAGCGACATGTCGACATAGGCCCGGCAATCGCGGGATTCCAGCTCGCCGAATGCCTGTAGCGTAATGATTTCAGCCTCGCGGCTTGAAAGCCACTCTGCTTTCACCAGGTGCGCAATGCACCGATCGATCAGCAGGCGCCGGTCAGGGCTGAGGTGTTCGCCCTGATGCTTTGCGATGAAGGCGAGGGCGGTGTAGTGCAGATTTGCTTTTTCTTGTGGCATGGTCTTTTCTCTCAAGTCTGGCGGCTCAGACGATCAATTGCATTTGCTGCATCACCCGCTCGCGTACATGCGGGGAGAGCGGCAGTTTGATCGCCGGGTCGGGTTTTGCGCTCGGCGACAAGGTTCGGATCGCTTCGAGATGCGCGACAAACGAGTGCGCGCATTCCGGGTCTTCGCACATGAAAGTGATTTCGCGCATGGTGCGGGACAGCTCGCGCGAGGTGCGTGCAGTAACGCGGAATGTGCAGTGCGGACAACGCAAAGTAATTCGCATGGTTCTATTCCGATCGAGATATGGATTTAGCCCCCCGGCCTAATCCGTCGCTTTCGTTATCTGCGCCGTGCTCGTGTCGTCCTGTTTTGCTCGCTGTATTGCTTCAGGCCTTCGCGGTAGATAATCCCGGCCATGTTGGCAACGCTTCTTTGCTCACGAGTGGCGAATAGCTCAAGGGCGCTGATTTCATCGGCACTCAAGGCTATGGGCACACGTTTCGCGGTCGGTTGGGCTGTGTTTGAAGTTGGCATGTTGAGTTTCACTATGTAACAACTTGGTTCTTGGTGTTACCGTATGTAATTCTATATCTTTCATTAAGCTTACGCACATAGTATTTCAACTTTTTTTGATACCCAAAATGAAAGACAAAAAGGTGCTTGTTCAAGATATCGTCGACAGAATGAAGCAGGTCGTGTGCGTATCAAAAGATGTAGACCTCGCCGAGGCGTTGGGCGTGTCGCGCAGTAATCCGGCGGTCTGGAAGATCAGGGACCGCATACCGTTCGCCGAGTGCATGGCGATCGCGGAAAAGCACGGGGTTAGTCTTGACTGGTTGGTGCTCGGGCGTGGTGTGCCCGAGATTGAAGCGCCGGCGACAAGCGCGCCGGTGCCCGATGTGTGCAGTGAGAAAGAGGCGGCCTATGTCGAGCTGCAAGCCTTCGAGATGCCCAATTTCCTGAGCGTCGATTCTTCGCAACTGCTGGCGAGAGTGCCGGCTGTCTGGATTGAGCGAGAAAGGCTCGCGGCAAGTGAGCCTATAGCCCCGATGGCCATGCGGTACGTTGGGAACAACATGGCGCCCACCATTGTTGATGGCGATGTATTGATCGTTGATCGCCGACCGCGCGATGTCGACGGCGTGTATGTAATGCGCCTGGGCGACAGCATCAGGGTAAAACGTGTGCAGCGCACACACGGCGGAGCGCTGCACCTGATTAACGACAATCCGAAATACGAAACAGAAGTGATCGGCGCCGCTCAGGCCGAGGCGGTTGAGTTCATCGGCTATTGCTTCGGAATTTTGAGACGGCTCGGCTAAGAGAAGCGCATGGCTTCCATTTCTCGATTGAGGATAATCGGGCGTTAACCACCTTATTTCGTCCGTGGTCGGGCCATCCTTGAGCGGGCTGGCCCATGTCGGCCATAGCGGATACTCATGTACTGCGCTATTTTGGCTGCTGCTTCACTTGAAGTAGCCTGCCGATTGCCTTGTTCAAGTCCGCATCGTCTTTGAGCGCTTGCGAAAGGCGCTCGACCAAGTCGCTCAGAACTATCCGGATGCTTGTTGCAAGCTGCAAACAGTCGCCGTCGGTACCGTCGTGAAGCCCTTCCGATAGCGCGTTGTGCAGCAACGTTAGAGGATTGTGACCGTCTACCAACAGTGCTTGCGGTAAGCCGTGCTTAACGCCGTCGATTGCCTGCGTGAATCTGCGCTCCTTCTTGGCAGCCTCCAACTCACCGAGAAGCTCCTGAGGCGCGCCTAAAGCACTTGACACCCGGATGATTTCACTAAGGATAAGGTTCTTTTGATCCTCAACAACGCGTCGATAGTATGCAAATGCGGCGATGCCCAAGCCTTGATTCTCACAACGCCGCCCTTTCAGCAAGTACTCGCGCTGATTGCCAGCCAGTTTCAACAGCCGTCCCGGAAGGGGGGGGCCGAAAGGTGGATCCTCCCCATACTTGAAAACAACCGCTTCATCATTTTCAATGCTGCGAATCTCCACGGCGTAAGTCTTATGCGAGCTTACGCAGTTGCGGCAAGCAAAAGCCAAGAACTGGTCCTGGGTATGTTCGGCTGAGATTTTCAACCTGACTTTTTGGCGACTCATGTATTGTCGGTCGCCTCCACAAGCGACGGTGTCGCAGTGTAGTGTGACATCCGGCAAGTAGACTGTCCCCATCTGCGCCTGAGCTGACACATCCCAACCAATATCTCTAACTGATACCTTGACTCGTGTTTGCTTACCCGGGGGTATATTCGCAAGGAAATCCGAGAACTCGATCGGATCAGTGCTCTCTGGCGTTGCTTGAATGGTCATGGTCTCTCAAATTCAATTTGTTGTCTGCGGTGCACGTGCCTTTCATCTGTAATTTTTTGCATGCTTCTTAGCAATTGTGCTGGATTTAGGCCGCGTGGTGCAATAGCCGCGGTACGGCCGTTGCCATGTGAGATTCTGTGGATCAATACTAAAGTGACCGACAATGAACTGATAACTGTCCAACTGTCGGTGGTCTCACCGCCCCGCCGTTCTGAAATGCGTTCGGTGCCGGTTGCTCGTCGGGTCGTCGCGCGTTTCCAGTTCGAGCGCGGTCGTGTATCCACCATCCGAAATTTCGTGTCGTACCTCTTTTGCAAGCCATGACGCATCATCGATTTCGGGCTTTCCGAATCCGGACAAATAAACCGGAATCTCGGGGTAGAGATCGGGCCGCCCAAGCGCGAACGTATAGCTCATGGTCGCCTGGCTTCGTTGCGTGCGATTGAGTTCGGCCGTGGCCGCCGCTCGGGCTTCGGCTTCGGTTGC